TGGTGCAGGTGGAAATGGTCAAAATGGATTATTTGGTGTCGGCGGAAAAGGTGGTTTGGCTGATAGTAATGGACAAGGAGGAGGCGGCGGATCATATGGTAACGGAGGTGATGCCGGTTCTGATGTTAACGTAAACGGAAAAGATGGAGGGTATGGTGCCGGAGGTGGAGCAGCTACACCTAGGAGAAACGAACAGACAAAAGCCGGAAATGGCGGCAACGGAATTGTTATTTTTAGATGGGGGGCTGGTTCAGATTGATGTATGCAATGGTTTTGAAAAACGTAGTAATTGACATGAAAGAAAGCGAAACAGCACCGTACTATCCACCAGATATTGACGGAAACCCTATTTATGCGGTCAAAACGACTGAAGAAACAGAAGTCGGTATGTACTACCATGAAGAAACAGGGAAGTTCAACTTTGAATTTCCAATCATAGTTCCAGAACCCACACAACTTGACAACATCGAAACAACACAGCTTATGATTATGGAGGCAATGGCGGATCAATACGAACAGCGATTGGAAACAGATTTGATGATGATGGATGCACAGGCAACCACTTTTGAAGCTGTTCTTGCGCTCACAGAAGGGATGGTGTAAATAATGGTAGAAATGTATGTATTGTTGGTTGTCAACAAAAAACGTACTTGTAACGAAGAAAACAAAAGTGTTCCTGTTGTACCCGCCCATTTGAGAGCGGACGTTTTGGAAGTTTTGAATCAGAGGGGGTACGATGCGGACGGCAACAAGATTTCTTAACCTGATTTTTGTAACTATTGTTTTTATATATATCAAGAAAGGATTTGGTAATATGTTGGATTTGTACACAGCTTTGGTAATTGCAGGCAGAAGAACATGCAACCCCGAAACACAGGGTGTGACACTGGTACCAGAACGGTATCGGGCACAGGTGATCGACAACTTAAATGCAATTGGATTGGATGCAGATGGAAATCCCATTGTGGGGTGATATTGTGATTATTTTCGAACAGGATGAACAAAATTTTGACACCATTGGATTGGGGATGCTGGTCCCCAATTCTGGTGAGGTTTACGAAGAATTTAACGGTGATTTTACATTGACCTTTCAACATCCTTACGATGCCAGTGGTAAGTGGAAGCGAATTGAAATAGATCGTATTGTTTTGGCGGAAACACCTAGAGGAAGGCAGCCATTTCGCATCTATTATTATAAGCCCACCATGAACGGGATTGAAGTCCAAGCAAGACATCTCTTTTATGATCTGCTTGATAATATCTGTGAAAGCGTGGCGTATTCCGGCAGCGCACAGGGAGCCATGGACGCCATCAAAGAGGGGCTGTCTGTTCCTATGCCGTTTACCTTCTATACGGATATTTCGTGTGATACAGGTGGTATTGGTTGTACCATGGATAATCCGGTTTCTTTGCTTTTGAAAGAAGAATGGGACAACAATGAAGGCGAAACAAAGTCCTTTTTTTATTTTTACGGCGGAGAACTGAAACGGGATTTTTTCAACGTTTCGATGTTAGAATCCCTGGGCAGCGACAGGGGCGTTTTTATTGTTTACCGCAAAAACCTTGTGGGGCTGGAGGTCACGGAAGATATTTCAGATGTGGCTACCAGGATTTATCCCATTGGAAAAGACGGTCTGGCTCTTGATGGTCAATACATCGACAGCCAGTATGTGAATAACTACGCATACCCAAAAGTTAAGGTTATCGAGGACACCAAAGCAGAAAGTCAAAGCGATTTACGAGAAATTGCAGAGAATTTCTTTGCAGAAGGCGGCGACATACCGAAAGTAAATATCAAAGTCGATTTTATCGACCTTTCTCAAACAGAGGAATACAAAAATTATGCAAACTTGGAAAAGGTATTTCTTGGTGATACTGTAACAGTGGTAAATCAAAAAATGGGTTTTTCCAAAAAAGCAAAGATTATTTCCTACGAATTTGATGTTATTTTGGGGAGGTATAACAAAATCGAACTTGGTGATTTCTCGCCGACTGTAACAAGCCCTATCACAAGAGGTGCAAACGCCGGAGATATTGCCAACACTGCCTACGGGAAGTCGAACAATGCCGAAACACTTTTGCAACAGCACCTGAAAGATTTCAACAATCCGCATAGGGTAACAGCTGAGCAGGTCGGTAGTGGTGGAACTGGTGGCGGCAGTACCGTCTTGAACGGCACAGAAGCCCCGTCTGATGCTTTAGGAAACGACGGTGACTATTATATCAAGGATGAAGTTCAAGGAATTGCAGATGAACATACGCTTTTGTTACTGCATGGTGAAGATTTCACAGACAGCAGTATATACAGTGAACAAATAACAAATACAGGCTGCACATTGTCAGATTCCGGAAAATTTGGGAAAGCTATAAGCTTTACCAATTTGAACAAACTGGAAACAGTAGAGCAGATATTTGATATAAATGGAGAGTTTACCATTGATTTCTGGTTCAGCCAAAGAGAGAAAAAAGCTAATGCAACTTTTATTGGCGGAACCCAAACGGGAACTTTTAAGATAATTCTGTCAAACGGTGTACCAGTTTTTCAGGTGCACGGACAATCAAATATTTATTCAAGTAAAGTAAACACACAGTTAAACCGATGGTATCATTTTGCATTGACCGGAAAAAATAAAACATATTCTATGTTTGTTGATGGCGTTAAGAAAAACACTTTTACCTACACCGGAAATATATCAAATGACATTTTAAGAATTGGTTTGAACGTTGCCCAAAACAGCACTGGTTCAATCGAGGGGGTGATGGATGAAATTAGAATTTCCAATGTTGTTCGCTGGGATTCTGACTTTACACCGCCCACAGAGCCATACACTGTATACAAAAACGCACAAGCAGGCGAAATCTACGTGAAAGAATCTGGAACATGGAAAAAAATTCTCACTGGTATGAAATGAGGTGGTATATATGACTTGGGATATTGTGGCAGGAATCGTGCTTTTAGCCGGATTTATTATAACCGTGATTAAAACCATTATCCCTTTGACAAACGCTGTGGCAAGGCTTACAGAGCAGATTATATTCGTAGGGGATAAAGTGGAGGAAATCAACCAGCAGAAGAAAGAAGAACATAAAAAAATTCACGCCCACAACGAAAAGCAGGATGCAATGTTGCAGAACCATGAACAGCGGCTCCATGATTTGGACGGGAAATGGTTTGAAAGATGAGGTCATAACACATAGGTGTTTTGATAGAAAAGAGTAGATGAGAACAGAAAGGATGAGGAAACATGAAACAGAATGAATTGAAAAGCGGTATCACAAAGGAATGGCTGGAAAGGGCCAAAGGCGTTTCTGCTGCTACCATTGGGCATGAAGTATGGCTGGATACAGAGGGATACTGGCATGAAAAAATGAAGGATGGTACAGAAGTCAAGTATTCCAAAGAGGAAGCCTATGTAAAAATGTATCACAAAGCAAAAGACGATGAGCGTCTGCCGGAATATATGAAAATCAATGGTATGTGGCTGAATATCCATGGTTACTGGGTAGCGCCCATGGTGCTTCTGGGCTATACATCCAACAGCACCAGCACCAGTCATGTGATCTGGTCTGAAAGACTGACACATGAGGATGATACACACATTCCGGAAGGTAAACATGTTATTTACACAGAAACACTTCTGGTTACATACGACAACAGACTGGCTGTTCATGTTGTGTATAACATGTTCAATACTGATGCAGGTACAAGAGTAGAAGAACACTGCTGGTCTGATTTTGTTTATCTGTAAAGGGGTGAGCGTTATGAATAAGGACAGATTCAAAAATCCTTGGTTTTGGGTTGGCATTGGCGGCGTTATCCTGACGGCTACGGGCATGGAGCCGTCCATGTTCACGAGCTGGGATGCGCTTTGTGGTGCGGCGCTGGATGTGGTAAAAAATCCTTTCCTGCTGGGTACGGCGGCACTGGCGGTGCTGGGGGTTTTTGTGGAACCAACAAGCGCAGGTCTGAAAGATGAAAAGAAAGAAGGTTGAACCATGTATCTGATTGCAATCGGTGACGGTCATGGTGCAGAAACGGCGGGGAAACGTACCCCGCCTTTTGCAAATGGCAGTGTCATGAAAGAAAATGAATTTAACAAAGCAACGGTGAATTATCTGGAAAAGGAACTGGAACGCTGCGGCTTTTCCGTACTGCAGACAGCGCCGGAAGAAACAGACACACCGCTTTCTGTGCGGGCAAAGAGGGCAAATGACGCCGGAGCTGATCTGTATATCAGCATCCATGCCAACGCCTTTGGAAGCGGATGGAATGACGCAAACGGCGTGGAAAGCTGGATTTATTCCAAAAAATACAAAGATACACTGGATGCGGCGCAGAAAATCCAGTCAGAAGTCATCAAGGAAACCGGACTGAAGGATAGAGGAATCAAAGAATCTGGAAACAGTCTGGGCATTTTGAGAGATACGAAAATGTCTGCGGTTTTGGTAGAGTGTGGGTTTATGACAAATCCGCAGGAAGCGGCAATGCTGAAAAGTGATGCTTACAGAAAAAAGGTTGCAAAGGCAATCTGCAGGGGCGTGTGCCTGCATTTTGGCGTAAAGTATCAGGAAGAAGGGGATCATATGGAAAAAATCAAAGTTATCCTGCCGGGAAAAGAAGTGGAAATGATGGGCGTCAAAGTCATTGATGAAAATGGAAATGTAACAAACTGCGTCACCATTCGGGACTTTGCAGAACAGACAGGTTACAAAGTATCATTCAAGGGAGCAACACCAATTCTGGAACGGGCGTAACGAAATATTTTCATGTATGAATTAAAATGGTACTTTTTGGGACTTTCTCTCTGTTAGAATAAACATCTAAAACAGAGAGGAGGGAGAGCATGAATAGCTTTATCACATGGATAGGTGGAAAAAAGCAGTTACGAGAAACCATCGTTTCCCGTTTTCCCAAAGAAGGTATCCAGAAATATGTGGAAGTATTCGGTGGAGCTGGATGGGTTCTGTTTCATTGGGAAAAATATGCACCGAAAGAAGTATATAATGATATCAATTCAAATCTGGTAAATCTATTTCGCATGATGCAGCATCACCCAGAAGCAGTGGAAAAGGAATTGGAATATGCGCTCAATTCCAGAGAAATGTACCAGATGTGCCGAAAGACCATTGATCGAGAAGATTTGACCGAAATTCAACGTGCGGCACGTTTTCTTTTCCTGATCAAGACATCTTATGGTGGGAAGGTATCATCCTTTGGCTGCCAGACACGAGATGTTCTGCAGTTGAAAAATTTGGAAGAAGTAAAGAAGCGTCTGTCCACGGTTTTAATTGAAAACCGCAGCTTTGCGGAGCTGATCAAGAGGCATGACGGATGCGGCACTTTATTTTATTGTGACCCGCCATACTACGAAACAGAAAAATACTATGATACAGGAGATTTTGTTTTTGATGAAAGTCAGCACATCCTTCTGCGGGACAAGCTGGCGAATATCAAAGGGAAATTTGTGCTTTCCTATAATGATCATCCGTTTATTAGGGAACTGTATCAGGGATTTACCATAGAAGAAGTGGAGCGGAACAATAGCATGGGCATTGTTGCTGGCGGCGAAAAAAGGTACAAAGAATTGATTATCAGAAATTATACGTAAAAGGGGCGGTATATCCGCTCCTTATTTTTATTGAAAAAGGGCTGACGTTTATCAGCCCTTTGATTGAAAATCGACTATTAAATTATATCCCATAGCGTTTAAAATTTTTTTTGCATCTTCAAAACCAAAATTCTTTTTGTTCAGTAATTTAGTAAAGCCTTGTGGAGTAATGTTCAAGACTTCTGCAATTTGTTTTTGGGATACTTTGTTTTCGAGCATGAGTTTCTTGATTTCCACAATAACTTGTTTGTTATTTTCATAGATAAATACCATAAAAACACCTCCGTTGATTAAATTATAATATAAATTTTATTATTAGTCAAATAAAAATGACAAAAAATAATACAAAATATATTATAAAATGGTTGACAAATAACCATAAATGGGTTATAATTAAAACATAGAAAGTGAGGTGAACAAAATGAGCAAACAAAAGAAAAGCAGTAAGCAGGATAAAAGGTTAGCCGCCATACTCCTACTTACTGCGGTGGTAAACCTCATAGAAGCCCTGATAGAAATTATCAGAAAGCTGATATGAGAAAGGGGGAGGGAAACCTCCCCTACCAATAAAATAAACTTTTGTATGCTCATTGTCAATAGATAAAAATGGCAGAAAGGAGCGGTAGTATGGAAATGTTATATCTAGGTTTTAAGGGATTGAAAGCGGTATTTTGCATAGCGGTTATTGTTTATGTAGTAAGAAATTGGAGCAGATAAAAAAGGAATGAACCATAAAGGAAAGCCCCTGTAAAAACAGGGGCAATTCTTTTTATTCTGTGAAAAGTTCTTTTGCAAGACCACTTGTGTACTTACAACCAGCAGTGAAGCCTTTTTCTTCGGTTTCGGCTACCAGCTCGTTTAATAATTCTTCAGCTGTGAAATAATCATCAGCGTTGAGTTTTTCTTTCAAAAATGCAGTAAGTTTTTCCATCTTTTCTCCTCCTGTTGAAATTTCCTGTATTTCATCGTTTCTCTCTCTAAGATAACTCTGGTATAAACCGGCGATTTTCTTCATAATAAAGTACCTCCTTAGTATTGTGGATAGATTTACGGCTATACCAAAAGACCATTTACTTTGCCACCGATTTGCCACCGTTGCACAAGTATTGAATAGTGGCATTAAAATTCTTGTGATTTGACTTGGTACTAAAAACGTGATAAATTCAGCATTTGTCTGGGATACATGGTCATGTTTGATTTCAGATAATTTGTTCTGGAACATTCATTCTTTTAAGATATTCTTAACAATTTTCATTTTTGTTTTTTCTGTGTCTGGAAGATGGTAAAATGCAGATAGGGCATTTATGAAAACGCAGGAAAAAGCAAAGGATGTGCGACAATGAATTGGAAAAAACTTCTGTTTACAACCCTTGCGCTGGGGTTATTTAGCGCAACAACGGTTTATGGTGAACAAGTCAAGATGGACTTGTTTTATAACGGCAAGCACCATGCCTATGCGGCAAAGGAAGTCAAAATCAGTATTGATGGAAAAGCGATGGTTCCAAAGGACATGCCTGCGGTCATTATTGACGGCAGAACCATGCTTCCCATGCGGCAGATTGCCCAGGAGCTGGGATGTGAAGTCACTTGGAACGAAGCGGCAAAACAGGTCTATGCTGTCAGCGATACCCATACGGTGGTATTCCAGATCGACAGCAAAACAGGCTACAAAAATGGGGAAACTTTCACCATGGATGTGGCGCCTATGATTGTCAATGACAGAACCATGCTGCATGTTCGTGCACTGGCAACAGCGCTGGACATTGATGTCACATGGGATGACCCCAACAGAACGGTTATCATCAACAGCGACGATACGGATGCGAAAGAAGAACCAACAAAACCGGAAAGCGGACAGACAACGGCAGGCACATTGACGGGTATCCAGACACCATCTGCAAAAGATGCAGACCAGACATTTACCATTCAAGCCGATGGGCCAATGGGACGGTATGAAAAAACTTTTGTGGATGACCAGAAGATCGTTTTGGATTTTTATGGCGCAAAAAGCAGCCTTCCCGGTGAAATCAAAAAAACAAACAGCGATATCGTCACAGGAATTCGCACAGCAACCCATGAAAATAATGGCGATTCCTTTACGCGTGTGGTATTTGACCTGAGTGGGAAAAAGGACTATGAAGTAAAACAGAGTGCAGACAAGAAAAATATCACCATTTCTTTCGGCAAAACAACGGTGGATAAGATTTCCGCTGTCCACAGCCAGAATAAAGACATCATCACCATCGGAGGGACAGGCTCTTTTGGAGCCAGCGTTGCCATGACGGCTGACCCTCAGAAGATTGTTGTGACCATCCCCAATTGCCAGTCCAATTTGAAGGACAAAATCAATACGGATGAACTTCAGTATGTTTTGGATGGAAAAGTGGATACATCCAAGGGGAATACAGTGGAAATGGTATTTCGTGTAGACGATTTGGTGCAGTACAGCTATCAGGAAGAAAACCAGAACCTGATTCTGGAAATCTATCCGACGACTTTGAAAAACATGCGTTATGATAAAAATGCCAATGTGCTTTATCTGGACAAAAAAGATAAAATAGATACGGGAAGCGTCAAGTTTGAAGATCACTATCTGGATGGATATTTTGATGTGACATTGCCAGGAGATTATGAAAAACTTTACGGTTATGGCACATATGACGTGAAAGGAACTGTGGTGGAAAATATCGAAGTGTCCACAAAAGGCGGCAGCACCACATTCCGCTTCAAGCAGAACTGCATCAGCGCATATGAAGTGACTGATGAAGGGGGCAGCTATGCCATCCGTGTGAAAAATCCCAAAGAAGTCTATGACAAAGTCTTGCTGCTGGATGCGGGACATGGCGGAAAAGACCCAGGTACCAGCGGAAATGGTATGCAGGAAAAGAATCTGACCTTGACAATTGCCCAGAAGGTAGAGCAGGAATTACAAGGCAGCGGCATCAAGGTTTATATGACCAGAGATAGGGACGTTTACCCGGAAAACAGCACGAGAGCGAAAATAGCAAATGACATTGCCGATTTGATGGTTTCCATTCATATCAATTCCGGCCCGGAAACAGCCAACGGCACAGAAACACTGTATCAGGTTCATGCCAATGACAGCAGTTCCAGGTTAACCAGCAAACAGCTGGCAGAAATCTTGCAGGCGAGCATGATTTCCAGCACTGGCAATACGAACCGTGGTGTAAAACTGCGGACAGATTTGTTGATATTGAATCGTACCACAGTTCCGTCAGCCATTGTGGAAGTGGTTTTCATTACCAATACAGGGGATGCTTTGAAGATTTCCAATCCTGCTTATCAGGATCAGGTGGCACAGGCAATTGCAGACGGTATTCAGGAAGCAGCAAGGAAATTTCCTCTGCGGTAAAACTACATAAATTGAGCGAAAAGAAACACCTCACGATTTCCTTTCATTGGCGAACTTGAGGTGTTTTCTTCTTTGTCAGCCATCCATTTTCTGATACCGCCATAATGCCAAAGCCATATAAAAGTCATAGGCGGCAGGCATCAGCGTAAAGTTGGTATTGGTCAGCTGCCGGACTTTGTTTAGGCGGTATGTGACGGTATTTCGATGGAGGAAAAGGGTCTGGGCAGTGAGATTCAGTTTGCTGTCACAGTCGATCATATAGACCCCTAATGTGGTCAGCAGGTCGTCACTGTCCTGCTTCAGTATTTCAGCCAGATTGGAAAGATATTTGGTACGTTTGTTTTCCGTTTCTGCCAGTGCGATGATTTCCTGAGAGAGCATGATGTCATGGGTATCCCAGTTTCTGCGGTTTTGGAAGATTTTGTATAAGGCTGGCAGGCTTTTGCG